TGCTCAAACCATTGTATATGACGCGCTCAAAGAGATTGGCGTGCTTGGCGAGGATGAAACACCATCAGCATCAATGGCTGACGATGCCTTACGCGCATTAAACCGTTTAATGGAATTGTGGAGTAACGACCAAGCCTTTGCTTATGTGGCAAATACAGTGTCACGCGCCATGACCACAGCACCAAGTTTCACCATTGGCCCATCAGGTGACGTTATCGCTGACAGGCCGATTGACATCGAGACTGCAACCGTTGACCTGAACGGCATCACCTATCCTGTAAAAGTCATCAGCAACATTGAATATGACAGCATCACCTATAAGGGCGCATTCGGCTCTTATCCTACATTTATCTATTACGCAGGCACAATGCCTAACGGTACAGTGTACACATGGCCTATGGCCTCTAACTGTACGCTGAATATGCGCGTATTGAACATCGTCAACAGCTTTGCAACCCTTGCTACAACCTTACTCATGCCGCCTGGCTATGAAGAAGCGTTAATCAAGAATCTTGCAGTCAACATTGCCCCTCAATATCCTGGCGTAGTGGTATCACCTATCACTATCAATGCCGCTAGAAACTCATTTAAAGCCATACAGCGCACGAATAACGTTATCCCCTTGCTCAGTGTTGATGGCATGCTTTTAAACCGTCATGGCGGCAATATTGCAGCATTTATAGGTGGTTACTAATGCGCTATCCGCTATTTGGCATTGGTCAAACCAGCAAATCCGTATCAGTCACGGCTGAATCACGCACTAATCTTTATCTTGAATTTGTAACCGATGAAGATAAAAGCAAGGTAATAGCCTACGGTACGCCAGGGCTTGACCTGTTTACCTCATTTGGCGATACCCCTGTACGTGGTGGCATGGAACTGGGCGACTATAACTATGTAGTGCATCGCGGCACATTGTGGGAAGTAAACAACGCTGCTGTGGCAGTCAATCGAGGCACACTGGACACAACAGCGGGCCGTGTCTCGATGACCAATAACGGCAATACATTGCAAATCGTTGATGGCTCATTTGGCTATACCTATAACACGACTACTAACGTATTTACCAAGATTACAGACATTAATTTTGTACCTGCACAGACTAACACATGGATTGATGGCTATTTCATCACTGACCAGCGCGGCTCTACTGATAAAACCAAGTGGGGCCGTTATTCATGGTCAACAGATGGCCTGACTTATAACGCATTGAACTTTGCATCAGCAGAAGCTAACCCTGACAAGATAGTACGTGTATATAACGACAACCGTGAATTGGTTTTATTTGGTGATGTGACCACAGAGTTTCACTCTAATTCAGGCGCATTAGACCTGCCATTTGTACGTCAGGCGGTGATTGAGTGGGGCTTGGCTGCGGTCAATAGCGTGGCAAAGATGAACGGCTCTATCATCTATTTAGGCCGTAACCGCATGGGTAAAACGCAGGTGCTGGTACTCAATGGCTATACGCCGCAAGAAGTCTCTAACCAAGAGATAAGCAACACGTTTGACAGCTACGGCGATATATCAAACGCATCAGGCTATTCATACATGCTGGGTGGGCATCCAATGTATGTGCTTAACTTCCCGACTGTGGGTAAATCATGGCTATACGATGGCTCTACAAATCTATGGTCAAAACTAAGCAGCGGATTGACACAATCCCAGTATCTAGGCAACTTTGCCAACACGTTTACGGTAGTGAGCAAAGTCTTGGTGTATGACTATGCTAACGGCAACATTTACACGATTAACGCTAACACCTACACAGACAACGGCGCTCCTATCGTGCGTGAAATGTCATCACGCCATATCTTTGATGAAAAATATCACTCAATAGGCCGTATCTGGCTGGATATGGAAACGGGAGTAGGGCTGGTAAATGGTCAAGGCTCTAATCCTCAAGTGATGCTGAAAATATCAAAGAACGGTGGCAGGACGGCGCCAGTTGAAAGATGGGCAGCACTTGGCAAGATAGGCTCTTATATTGCGCGTGTGATATGGAATCGTTTAGGTGCTGCGCGTGATTTTGTGGTGACTGCACGTATCACTGACCCAGTGAAGGTAGTGATTATCGGTGCATGGGTAGATATGCTATGAACGTCACACAGCCTACACAGAACCAGCCTGTACAAAACGGTGATTCAGTAGACCGTAACTGGTATTCATTTTTTATCAATGTACGCAATTACATCAACTGGAACTCACAAAGCGGAACGACTGCCAACAGGCCGACACAATTCCTGATGGTAGGCCAGCAATACTACGACACAACGCTCGGCTATCCAGTATTTGTGCATAGCGTCAGCCCTGTAGTGTGGCATAACGCAGCAGGGGCCGCTGTATGAGCTTTATTGATGCCCTCGCGCACGATTTACAGTTAAGCAATACACATGCATCAGTAGATGATTTTAAAGCGTTTCTGGCGCTCTGTAAGATATGGCAGTATGAATGGGGGGCAATCATGGCGCTTGAAAATGATATGCACATTCATGTGTTCAGCCATTACCGAAGAAAAGTATTTTTAAGAAAGCCGCTTAGAGAAGTGGCTTTTTTTATGTTCAGTCAGTTTGAAACAATCACTACATCCATCATGAAAACAAAGCCAGATGCGCTTGCGTTTGATTTGCGTATGGGGTGGAATCTAGACCATGAAGATGAAACAGCATGGCATTTGACGATGAAAAAAGAGGATTTTAAATATGTTCAATAATAGATTTAATCGTTTAATTCCTCATCCAGGATATAACGATGTAGGCTCAGTAGTAAGTGCTGGCGCATCCATCATTGGCGGTGTGATGGGTTCAAATGCTGCCAGTGATGCCGCAGACGCACAGGCGCAAGCGGCAGCAGATGCGGCGGCAGAACAAAAGCGTGAGTATGACCTTAACCGTCAGGACTTGCAGCCATATCGTGAAGCTGGCGCATCAGGTGTTAATAAACTTGCCTATCTGCTTGGATTGGATGTTCCTGCAAATGGCTCAAGCGGCACGCCACTATCTGAAGCTGAGTGGAATAAACAGAATAATCCATATGGTTCATATAGTGGTAACTGGAACGGTACGCCATATAACATTTTCTCTAATCCTGATGTAGGCAGGTCTCCTATACAGCATGACCTGTTTGGATTTAAAACAAATACAGGAACTGGCAATGGGGCATGGGCAAATAGAAATGGGAGCTATCAAGACTATCTGAATAAATACAATGCTGACAATCCTGCAAAACAAAAAGACAGCACCTTCGGCTCATTGCTCAAAAAGTTTGACCAGAATGATTTAAACAATGACGTGGTATATCAGAACGGACTTAAATTTGGCTTAGATCAGGGCACAGGCTCTATTGATGCGAGGGCAAGGGCCAGTGGCTCAAGTGATAGCGGTGCAGTCCTGAAAGAGCTGACGCGCTACGCCAATGACTATGGCTCAACCAAAGCCAATGACGCTTACAACCGCTATACCGCAGACAACAACGGCATCTACAACAAACTGGCTGGCGTTGCTGGTGTTGGACAGACTGCAACCAACACAGGCGTACAGGCTGGGCAACAATCCGCTAACAACATATCCAACATTCTGCAAAGTGCAGGGAATGCGCGTAGTGCTGGCATTATCGGTGCTAATAACGCATGGTCAAATGCAATGGCAGGCGTGGCGAACCAGAACTGGGGCTATACGCCGAATGCTTATGGCAGCGGCCCAGTGGGTACGAATGGCGCAGGCGGCACTGGCATAATCTGGAACTAAGGAAAATATATGGCACTTGATGCGAATATCATACTGGGCGTACAGCCTCCCAAAATCATGAGCGGTGATGAGCGTGCTGCAAATGCCTCAAAATTACAGTCCTTGCTGCTTGGCAATCAAGAGGCGCAGATGAAGATGCAGGATTATCAGCGTCAACGTGCGGAAGAAGATGCACTCAAAGACTATTACAGACAGAACCCGAATGCCACAGGTGAACAGTTGCGTGGTCAAGGATATGTAAAGCAGGGATTTGATGCGGATAAATTCAAAGGAGAACAAGCTAAGAACCAAAGCGAGATACAAGCCAAAGCCATTGAGACAGCGCACAAAAAAGCTGATTTGTTCGGTCAGGCTGCTGGCTATGTGAAAAATAATCCTACACCTGAAAACGCACACGGTGCGATTGACCAGTTAGCCAGTATCGGGGCATTAAGCCCAGAGGAAGCAGCGCAGGCGCATAAATCAGTACCGCAAGACCCAGCAGGCATTTCAGCATGGGCAGCACAGCACTATCAATCAGCACTGGCAGCCAAAGACCAGTTACCTAAGATTGATACGCAGAATCTTGGCGGCTCTCATGTGACGCAATCCGTTGACCCTGTAACAGGTCAGGTGAAAGTGCTTAACACAATGGCAAACTCACAAAGCCCTGACAGTATCGCATCTAATTTCAGGCAGGCGGCTGAAGGTGCAGCAAATCGTGCGGTACAGATGCGCGGTCAGAACTTGGCTGATGCAAGGGCTAAAGAGACTAACCAGCTAGGCAAGGCACCTAATGGCTATCAATGGAGTGCAGACGGTTCAAGCCTGATTCCTATCCCTGGCGGCCCTGCTGACAAAGCAAAGAACATGAACGAATCACAGTCTAACGCTAACATTTTCTATGGCAGGGCCAATGAATCAAACAAAATACTGAATGACCTGCAAGGTAAATACTCAGTAGGTAAACTTGGTGCCAAACGTGGGGCAGAAGGTATATGGGGGATTGGTGCAGCATTAGGGGCCGCAGGTAACACTATGCTTGGCCCTAACGAGCAGCAAGTGGAACAGGCACAACGAGATTTTGTAAATGCTGTATTGCGTAAAGAATCAGGCGCATCTATCAGCCCGTCAGAATTTGAAAATGCTTATAAGCAGTATTTCCCTACAATTGGAGATTCAGAGCGCGTGATTAAACAAAAAGCAGATAATAGGCAGAAAGAATTGGAAGGTTTATTAACTGCGACAGGCAAAGATTCTACAAAGCAAAATTTTATGCCTAAAAATGAATCTATGCCGACTAATACAGGATGGTCAATTAAGAGGGTTCCATAATGGCAAAATTCAGAATCACAGCACCTGATGGAACTAACTATGAAATTACAGCCCCTGATGATGCGACAGAAGAACAGCTAATCTCATACGCTCAAACACAATCAAAAGCGCAACCGACAGCACAGCCTGCAAAATTAAAGCAAGTATCATCCCCTAACTGGATAGAAGATAAATTGGCTAAACTGCCAAATATCATATCACCTGAAACAGAAAGCAAAGTAAAGAGCTTTGTTGCTGGCATGGCAGACCCTAGTGTAGGGGCATTACAATTAGGGGCAAACCTTTTAGGGCAGGGTGATAAAGTAAACAAGGCTATTGCTAACAAAGAATCTGAAATCAATACAGACCGTAATGCAGTTGGCAGGGATGGCGTGGATTGGCTTAGATTGGCTGGTAATGTTGGAAGCCCTGCAAATCTTATCATGGCTTCACGCTTTGGGCAGGCTGCAACTACAGGTGCAAGGGCTTTGCAAGGCGCTCAAGTTGGCGCGATTGGTGGATTGACTGCCCCTGTTGCTAGCGGTGATAACTTCTTTGGCACTAAAGCCATGCAGACAGGAGGCGGGGCTGTAGCTGGTGCTGTAATGGCCCCTGTAGCTGGCAAACTTGCCGATGTTGTAGGCAATGCGGTAAACAAAGTTAGATTGTCTAATACCGCCAATGTAAGTCAGGCTGATGTTGATAAGGCTATCACTAATGCGCTGACAGAAGTTAAGCAAAACATCAATGATATTGACCCAACTATCCTGCAAAACATACGCCAGCAAGTAGCGGATAGCCTGCGCGGTGGAAAAAATCTTGATGTTGCGTCTGCATTCCGTAAAGCTGATTTTGATGCACTTGGTATGCAAGGCACAGAAGGGCAGATAACACGAGACCCTATCAAGTTTGCGCGTGAAATGAATCTGCGTGGCGTGAATGGCGTTGGTGAACCTATTCAGATGCGCTATGACCAGCAAGCACAAATCCTGCAAAACAAGGTAGGCGCATTGAAAGATGGCGCATTGGAAGCATACCCTGCTGGCGCTCAACTATCAGGCACATTAAAGAACACTGATGAAGCATTGAGAAAGAACGTCACTAATCTTTATACGCAAGCACGTAATTCTGCTGGCAAGGATTTAGACGTGCCACTGCAAAATCTGGCACAGGACTATGCCGCTGTATTGGATAACTTTGCTGACAAGGTTCCTGCTGGCGTTCGTAACCAGTTTAGACAGTTAGGGCTTGAAGATGGCAAACAATTAAAACAGTTCACCATTGAAGGTGCTGACAAGATTCTTAAAGTCATCAGCGATAACAGGGGCACAGACCGTGCCACTAATCTAGCATTGGATAAGTTGTCTCAATCAGTTAAGAACGCAGTATTAAGCGTTGATTCATCTGGTGGCCCTTATGCCCCAGCAGTTAAAGCTGCGGCAGAACGTTTCAGAATGCAAGATGCTATCCCAGCACTAAAGGCGGCATCTAATGGTGATATAGCGCCTGATGACTTTGTGCAGAAGTTCATTGTCAACGGCAAGACGGAAGAAGTCAATAAACTGGCATCATTGCTCAAGACTACTGATAAGAGTGCGTATGACCAAGCAAGAGCGCAAATAGGCGCATCATTGTATAAGGCTGCATTTGGTAACAATGCGGCAGGTGATAAAGCAATTGCTGCAGAAAGATTTGGCAATGAACTTAACAAGTTTGGTACAGATAAGCTTGCAGCATTCTTTACTAAAGATGAAATTAGTCAGTTAAAGACAATTGAGCGTGTGGCGGCATATCGTGGCAGTACACCATCTAATGCGCCTGTAAATTACTCTGGCACATCAGCAGCACTTGTGAATTTATTGAAAAAGATTCCTGGCGTTCCTGCTGTGGTTTCACTCGCTGACGCGGCTAAAACTACCATCAATAACGGCAGTGCTGTTAAGTCTGCGCTGGCGGCTAATGTTCCAACGACTGCTGCCACCGTTGACCCTAAAGTATCTAATCTTCTTTCCAAGCTTCTTGTTGGTGGCACTCTTGGGGTTACGTCTGGGGCTGTAAGACAATAGAAAGCCGTATAAAGCTACACCAACGACAGATGCAATACCTTGTAATGCTATTTGTGTGAATTCCATAGCAACCCCTAGCCGCCTTAGTGCGGCTTTTTTATTGGATAAAATATGTCTGTAAATCTATCACCGATATTCAACGGCACGCAATTTAAAAGTGACGGTACGCTGGCCTCTGGCTATAAGATATACACTTATGCAGAAGGTTCAAGTACACCGTTAGCCACTTATACTACATCTTTGGGGGACGTACCGCAAGCCAACCCGATTGTACTGAATGCAAGGGGTGAACCACCTAGCCAGATATGGCTGACTTCAGGCGCAGGCTATAAGCTTGTACTGACCACAGACTTAGGCGCTGTGGTAGTCACTGAAGATAACATAAGAGGGGTGAATGATACAATATCTAGCGTTGACCAATGGCTTGTAAGCGGCTTAACGCCTACTTATGTTAATGCTACACAGTTTACATTAACTGGCGACCAGACAACGGCATTTCACGTAGGCCGCAGAATTAAGCTGCTAGTATCTGCTGGTACCATTTATGGAACCATAACAGCTAGTGCTTACGGTGCAGTAACGACTATCACCGTCAAGACCGATACAGGCGCGATTGATGCAGGTATCAGTTCCGTCAGTCTTGGCCTGATTACTGCTACCAATGGCTCATTGCCGACAATCAATTATTCACGCATGGCAGTTGCCGCGACTGCTACGACCACGCCACTATGGGCCAGCACCAATGTACAGGATTGGTCAGGCACGCCGACTATCACTGCATTCCCTGCGGCATCACAGGCAGGCTCACAGCGCATCGTTTACCCTGCTGCTGGCACTATCATTACACATGGCGGCAGTATCAGCGTGCAGGGCGCAGCAAACTACACGATAGAAGCAGGCGATGAGCTGACTATCACAGCAGTCACCACTTCAACATTTACAGTTGCAATCAAGAAAGCTAATGGCTATGCAGTTACACAGCAAATCATATCAAGCAAAATTCAGCCTATCACAGCCATCGTAGGTTCAAGTGCGCTCACAATCACATTAAATGCCACTAACATTGATTTCAGGTCAGCAACATTAGGTAGCGGTACAGTCAATACTAGACAGATTGCCAGCCCTATCAGCGTAGTGGTTTCAAGCGGCTCAACGCTAGGCACTGTCAGTGCAACGCAGTCATTGCTTGCAGTGTTGGCTATTGATAATGCGGGTACAGTTGAATTGGCAGTTGTAAACATTGCAGGCGGGAATAATCTTGATGAAACAACGCTTATCAGTACAACGGCAGAAGGCGGGGCAGGGGCAGCAGATAGTGCCAATGTCATCTATTCAACTACAGCCAGGGCAAGCGTTCCGTTCAGGATTGTTGGTTATGTTGAATCTACACAGGCCACAGCAGGCACATGGGCTACTGCCCCTAGCAAAATTCAAGGTGCTGGCGGTCAAGCATTGCAGCATATTGGCGCGATAACAACTGGAACAGCGCAAGCTACAACATCAGGTGTGACAGTTGATATTTCAGGCATCCCTAATACGGCTAAATCAGTGACGTTAATGTTATTAGGCGTATCGACTAACGGCAGTTCCCCAGTTGTTATCAGGCTAGGCACAGCAGCAGGAATTATAGCTACTGGATATTTAACAGGAACTATTGGCGGCAATGGCGTAGGCACTGCTGTAGCAAATAATACCACTGGGTTTCAGGTTGAGGCAGGCTCATTATCTGCGGCTGCAACTGTACGTCATGGCTCAATTACTTTTAATTTATATGGAACTGATACATGGGTTGGGAATGGATTAGTCGGAGGTAGTAACACTGCTCAAATAGGAATGGTTGCAGGTTCCATTGCATTAGGTGCGCCTCTAACACAAATCAGAATAACAACATCAAACGGCACTGATGCATTTGATGCAGGTGCTATCAATATATCGTATCAATAAGCCCATCAAGAGGCACGAAATAACAACAATAAAAACCATGACTAGAAAGGCCACTAATGGAATATTTAATCGCAGTCAAAGCGTGGGCAGGCGCAACTATACCAGCCGCTATCGGTTCACTTCTATCACTCTACGTTAGCAAGGAAAAAACAGCAGCGATGAAACGGTGGGAACTGTTCTTTGTGTTTTTATCAGGAATAGCTCTAGCGCATTACATTGGCGGGGCTGCTATCGAGTACAGCAAGATAGATGCTCACGGACTGATTGCAGACGCTATCAAATTGACCATTGGCCTGCTAGGCATGGCAACCATTACCAACATATTCACGCAGTTACCTTTAGCGGTTGAAGGCTTGCGTAAGAAATGGACTGACTAATGCTTTATTTAGCTCTATTTGGCGCGTGTATCGCTGTGGAACTAAGCCCGAAGATACACACTGACAACATACTCAAGAAAGTGGCTATCGGCTTTATCGCGGTGGGGGCTTTGGTTGAATATTCAGGCAAACATTCGTTATTCGTTGAGATTGGAATATTGACGTATCTAGCCGCTAATCTCTGCACCGCTTATTGTACAAAGCCTAAACGCAGGAGTGCAGACCGATGAAACTATCAGAGCATTTCACGTATGAGGAACTCGTCTTATCAGATGCCTCATTGCGTGCAGGTATAAAAAATATACCCAGTCCTAATGCAATAGGCAACATGAAACTGTTAGCAGATGGATTAGAAAAGGTCAGGGCATTGCTGGGCAATCCGATATTCATCACAAGTGGCTATCGTTCACCGACACTCAACAGGTTCATCGGTGGTTCTGCTAACAGTGCCCATTGTCTAGGCTTTGCTGCTGACTTCAAATCTCCTGCATTTGGTAAGCCAGTGGATATTGTGGCTAAGATTAAAGACAGCGGAATTAAATACGACCAATGTATCTGCGAAGGGGTATGGGTGCATATATCCTTTGACCCACAGTTAAGACAGCAAACATTGAACGCACTCTTTGATAACAAGGGCAAGGCTAGTTATAGACCTTTCGTGTAGACATGACAAAAATACTTGTATTGCCAGATGTACAAGCAAAGCCAGGTAACGATTTTTCATTCTTAACCAGTATTGGTAACTACATTCTAGCTAAGCAGCCAGACGTCATTGTGAATATTGGCGACTTTGCGGACATGGAAAGTTTAAGCACGTATGACAGGGGATTGAAGTCATTTGAAGGGCGTAGCTACCAGAAAGATATATGGGCGGCTAGAGAGGCTATGGATGCGCTTTTAACGCCTATTTATAAGTACAACGAACGGCAAAAGAAGTTTAAAGAGAAGCAATACAAACCGCGCATGGTGTTGACGCTCGGCAACCATGAAAACCGCATCAATCGCGCAGTAAATGAAGATAGAAAGCTAGACGGACTAATCAGCACGGATGACCTTCCCTACCAAGACTGGGAAGTAATGCCTTTCCTGAAAGTAGTGATGATTGAAGGCATCGCATTTAGCCATTACTTCACTTCTGGCACGATGGGAAGACCTATTACCACAGCTCAGGCATTACTTACTAAACAGCACATGAGCTGCATAGCAGGACACCAGCAGGGCAGACAGATTGCATTCGGTAAACGTGCGGATGGAAAGGGCATGACTAGCCTGATTATCGGTTCCTGTTATGAACACAATGAAGACTACCTAGGCGAGCAGGGAAACATTCATTGGCGTGGTCTCTACCTGCTGCACAACTGCAATGACGGTGAATTTGATGAATGTGCGGTGCCACTTTCTTATATTAAGGAAAATTATTAATGATTGATTTAAAACTTGGTGATTGTTTGGAAGTTATGAAATCAATTCCTGATGCAAGTATTGATTTAACCGTAACAAGTCCACCTTATGATAATTTGCGTACATATAACGGATATTCTTTTGATTTTGAAGGTATAGCAAAAGAGTTATACAGGGTAACTAAAAATGGTGGTGTTGTTGTATGGGTAGTAGGTGATTCCCATGATAAAAATGGAAGTGAAAATTTAACGTCTTTTAAGCAAGCATTGTATTTTAAAGATATTGGATTCAATGTTCACGACACAATGATTTATCAGAAAAACAGTTATCCTTTTCCACCTTCAAATAGATATTATCAGCAGTTTGAATATATGTTTGTTTTATCTAAAGGTAAGCCAAAAACAACAAATATACAGACACAAAAAACAGTATGGAAAAAAGACACTAAAGAAATATCAACAACAAGAAATTCTGATGGTACTACATCAAGTATGAAATATGAAAAAGGCAAAGAAAATAGGAAGATGGACAATGTTTGGCTTATAAATACAGGATTTATGAGAACAACAAAAGATAAAATTGCTTATCAGCATCCTGCAATATTCCCAGATGAATTATCTAAAAGGCATATTATTTCATGGTCGAATGAAGGTGATACTGTATTGGATTGTTTTCTTGGTAGCGGTACTACTGGGAAAATGGCCAAACTATTAAATAGGAAATTTATTGGCATAGAAATAAGTGAAGAATACCTAGATATAGCACGAAAGCGAATAGAAGAAGCACAACAAGCTCACGAAAGTGGGCTTTTTTAATGCCTAAAGAAAGGTAAATCATGACTGAACGTGCAGAATCAATGCTAGAAGCAATGGTAGGACAGACATTGCTAGGTGTAGAGATATACGGTGACGAAGGATATGTAAGGTTTAACTTTGATTGCGGTGCTATCGAGATTGATGGCGATGATATGGAATTGTATGTTGAACTAGACGAGGTGAACTAACATGAAATACTTGTTACTTGCATTAGGATTTATTGCTACATCAGCACAAGCAGATGTCAAATACCTGCACTACAAATACAACGAGAATGTGATTATCACTATCTCTAACGTACCGTGTCCTATCATTGGTGTTAAACAGCAATACGATTGGGCGGCGATTGCATCACGTTCAGACGGTCAAAAGCTGATTGGCTGCTATAAGAAAGAGAACGAGAACGATATTAAGATTCAGTGGTATCGTGGGGACACAACAATCCTTCCTGCCAATTACTTTCTTGTTGACCCTGAAAAGGGTGTTCCAGTGAAGCCGACATTATGATTCTACTATGGCTGCTTCGTATCGGCGGTGTACTGCGTAACGTTACACAGTTCATAATCGCTCACTGGCTTGAGTTTACCTTTCTGGCATTATGTTTACTTGTACTATGGTACAGAAACGCCTACATCACCGAGAAAACAGCGTTTACGGCGCATCTGGAAGCAGATAAACAGGCATATAACCTGCGACTAGTTGAGAACCGTATCAAAGAGAGCGCACATGCTAAAGATGTTACCGAACTTAACTACTTACACGCTAAAGAACTAGAGGCTATTAAAAATGATTATTCAAAACGTAACAAGAATGATGCCGTTACTATTGCTGATTTGCGTAAGCAGCTGCGCGACAAACTCGCCGCAGATACCTTTGGAGTGCCCACATCCCCAAGCGATACCGAAGGAAATACCGAAGTATGGCGAGAGCACTACTCAACCCTTGCTGGACAATATCAAACGCTGAAAGATGCGTGTACAATAACCACCAGTGATTTTAATGCGCTGCGTAAGTGGGGTGATTCAGTCTGTGAGCTTGTTACTTGCAAGTGATATGTATATAAAACCGTAAAATATATACACATTAAAATTATATGTATATGAAATGCAAATTTATGTACATTTAACTGAATAGTGGGAAAATCGCAGGAAAGCTCTTGAATACCGCATGAATACTACAAACTTGGTGCCCAGAAGATAATCCGAGCGTTTTATCCAGTTTTTTGTCAAAATACACACCTATATACATCAATGACTTAGCTACGATGTAAAAATAAATTACCCATAAAAACACCTTTATACATATAATTCCACAAACAAAAGTGGGAGAAATAGCAGGAATTTAATACCCATTTAACCTGCTCTTTTCTAATAAATATGCTTCATGTGCTTTATGCTTATCTTTAAAAAATCCCACTCTTTTTCTTTTACCATCACGGG